AACGGCCAAAAACCCCTATCCAGAGATCAGTTAATATCATCTTGCAGTCTAGATAGACCCATGTGGAACATAATGCCAACCAGTATTTCAGGTGTAGAATTATATGCTGGAATAGATTGGGGTGGTGGTAATACTGGATTTACAATTTTAACAATTGGATATTTTGATACCATTGCTAATAAATTTAAAATTATCTTTGCCAAAAGATATATTGGTAGAGAAGCAGAACCTGAGAACTTAGTATTTTCTATTACTAAAACTTTAATGGATTTTCATGTTTCATTTGTTGGAGCAGACTTTGGATTTGGTTTTGATTTAAATTCGAGAATGCGTGGATTATTACCTAAGCATGTTGTATATGTAACCTATAGACATAGTATTATTAAAAAAGCTTTAGCATGGGATGACCAAGGTAATACTTATGTGACTAATAGAACTGAAGTTATGACAGATTTATTTAATGCTATTAAAAGTAAAAAAGTAGAACCTTATCAATGGTCAGAATTCGAAGATATTGGAAAAGATTATTGTAATATTAATTCTGAATATTCTGATAGATTAAGACAGATGAGATATATTCATAGTCAACCCGATGATGCGTTTCATAGTCTTTTATATGCACGACTCACCTGGATGAAACGTACTGATCAGATAATTAGTACGCGATTGGATCCAGGTGACTCTGATGTTAGTGTGAATATGAACGAAAATGATTGACACTAGACGAATTTGTTGAGACAATAAAAGTATCTTGAATTGGACCCTCCTATGGATTTAGAACTTACAGCAAATAAAATAGCTTCGAAATATCTCAAGTCAAACGTAGATATGAATGAATCTATAGCTAAGTATGCTGCTGAAAATAAGTTAAATATTGAGCAAACTAAAAGATTAGTAGAAGAGTCCAATAAAACTTGTTATTTACAGAAATTTGCATCTACTGGTGATCAGATTTTTGATGTAGCACAATTTAATATAGTTAAAGAAAAAATCGGTTTATTAGATAAAGTAGAAAAAACTGCTGCTATTAAATTTACGGAATATAGTGATTTAGAAAAAGTAGCAGAAGAAAATCAGGTTGATACTCTTGAATATCAACTTGCTATTGATAAATGTAGAAAAGAAATTGGAGAAGAATTAACTAAAGTAGCTTCTTATTATAGACGTTTAGTTTATGAAAATCCTTCTTTAGAAAAGTTAGCTTATAGTGAAGTTCCCGCATTAAAGAAAGATATGGATAAAATTGCTCATAAAGAAAAAGTAATTGACTATTTAGTTGAAAAACGTGCGGGAATCATTTCTGGTTTAGCTGGTGGAGCATTAAAAGGTTCTGCTAAAGTAGTTGGTAAGGTTGGTGGTTATGTTGCCGAAGCTCCAATTAAAAGAGGCTTAATGCCGGCTAGTTATATTGGATCATTTAAGGAGGGGATGAAAAAAGTGCCTGATAGTACTGGTAAATTTATTATGAATAAAGCCGCTGAAGTTACTAAAGAAGCTGGCGTATTTGATAAGGTTATACAAGCATTAGGTGAAAATTTAGTTCCAGCTTTAGCGTTAGGTTCTGTTGGAGTAGGTATTGCTGCTGCTAGAGGCGCTGGTGGTATCGTTTCAAGAATGATGCAGGAACGACAGTTAAATGATTCATTTAATACAATTGCTAAAGCTAATGCTGATATTCGTAATATTCCTAATGCTAGAGATTATTTTGATGTAATTGCGCGGCATAGTCCTTCTTTAGCTTTAGATCCAATGGTTGCCCCATCATTAATTCGTCAATTCGATACATTTAATGGAGTTGATGTTAATACAGTTGGTAAACTTCGTGAAATTCAGGATCGTGGCAGTAGAAATGATAGTCCTTCTATTTTAGACATGGCTGGTAGTTTCACTAAGGGATTTGATGCATTTAAAAAGAAAGATGTTAAACCCGTTGTAGTAAATACTTATTATAATGGCAAACCTGAATAGTAACCAAACTCACACATAGGAGACATTTAAATGTCGAAGCTTTTAATTGATAAACTCACTGAAGAAGTAGAAAAGACAGCTTCTGAAGTTGAAAAGACTGCCGAGGAACAGGCCCTTGAAAAGGTAGCTGGTGAAATTGGCGTTCTGGATGATTCGCGTTCTCTGATTGCTATTGGCGAGGAAATGTATAAGATCGCTGAAGAGTTAGAGAATGATAATCTGAAAGCTCTTGCTGCTGATACTTATCAGCTTGGCGAAAGAATGGGAGCTTGCCTTACCAAGACTGCTTCTGAAGATGGTTCAGCTTTAGAAGAAGCTCTTGACATTGCTGAAGATATGAATAAGATCGCTTCAGTTTATGCTGAGATTGCTGATGAGGTTAAGGAAGACGAAACTCTTAATAAGATGGCTGAAACTCTTATTAATATTTCCAATGAACTTACTGAAGAGGCCAATGAGGTTCATACTCAGTTAGATAAGATGGCTGAGGAAGAAGTAGAGAAGGATGCTAGTGCTAAAGATAAGGCTAAGGAATATGCTGAGAAAGCCAAAGAAGCTGGTAAGAAAGCCGGTGATTATGCTGGTCAGAAAGCTAGTGCTTTAAAGGCTTTAATTAAAGCTCATCCTAAAGCCGCAATGGGTGCTGGCGGTGCCGCTGCCGCTTTAGCTGCTCTTGGTTATGGAGCTAAGAAACTTCACGATAAGTAATAATTACGGAAATGCCTAGTCTATTTGATAGGCATTTCAGCAATTATTATCTAGAGGATCACATGAGTTTAATTAAATTAGCTATGCGAACTGGTAAAGCTATTAGAGGTTTATTTAGTGCCGTAGAAGCTGATGTTAAAAATTCTAGAAATGCAACTAAAAAAGCTATTCAGGGCGCTTATGAAGGTGCCAAGAATGGTGATTTAGGTGCTGCTTATTTAAAACAACGTAAAATGAATAGTGATTTAGGTAAGAAGATTCGTAAATTAAGAGATCAGATTAAAGGTCATGAATCTGAAATTAAATCTCATAAATTAAAAGAAAAGATTATCGGTGGAGTTGGATTAGGAACTACCATTGGCGCTGGAAGTCTAGCTTTTCGTCATAAAAAGAATGTGGAGAAATTATAATGTCTATCGTAAAACTTGCTTTTAATCTTTCAGGGATTAAAGATGCAGTAGTTAATGCTGCTAAAGGTACTGCTATTAAATCTGAGGCTCATCGCCTTGAGAATAGTACCTTAACTTCATTACGCAGACTTCCTACTGCTGCTGATAAACTTAAACATTTTGCTACTACTAAATCTGGCTTAAAATCTTTAGCTCCTAGTGCTGCTCTTTATGGAGGGGCTGCTTTAGGTGTTGGCGCTGCGGCAAAAGCTTTAACTGGCAAAAAGAATGATTAAAGAAATTGCATTAAAATATGATGATTTAGGATTATTTAAACTTGCATCTATTCTTGAAAAAGATGGTGCGGTTAATCCTATGCAGATGGCCATTAGTAAGACTATGAATCCTGAACAGGGATTACATTATAATCTTGCTACCGATGCTGCCGCTGCTGCTAAAAAAGATCCTTCTAAATTAGGATTAATGAGACAGCGTTTACAGGGATTAAAAAAGACTGGACCGTTAAGATTAGATGATGCTGTTAAATCTGGCATTGTTAATTCCTTAAAGAAACCTACTCCTATAGCAGAAGTTATTCCATTTGCTAATAAACTTAAATCTATGGCTTTAAAAGTGAAATAATATGAGTTTAATTAAATTAGCATTTAAAGACTCAAAAGAATTAGATAGTGAATATATAGATAATAGATGGCTTGGAAGACGGGCAAGAGGTAAGTTATTAACTTATCCATTAGCTGCATTTGGAATGTTACCTGCTCCATTACTTGGACATTACTTAGATCATAGACGTAAAGAGAAAGATTTTATGAATCATCCTGAAAAATTTAAAAAGAAATAATAATGTATAAATTAATAGAATCATCAAATATTCCAGAAGATCAACAAATATCTATCTCATTAGAAGATAGATATGAAAATGATTTTATTAAAACTGCTTCTAAAAGAGATTTACCAAAAGAAGTTGATGAGGCTATTAAAAATTTAAAACGTAAAAAAGATCATAGCTATATGTTAGTAACTGCTATGGGTGATGGTGAAACATGGTCTGATAATAAAAATCATGATTATTTTCCATATGATTCATTGTTAGGATTACAAAATACTCCTGTTTGGAATGAAGTCTCACCTAAAGATGAAAGATTAAATAATAGAATAAAAGCTAAGTTACGTTATCAAACATTTAGTGACGCTGGCTGGTTTCATCATCATCATAACAAACCAGAGCGTGGAGATCAAATTTATGGTGAGGTTCCAAATG